ACGCAGTGAATTTAACCGTTACATCGAGGAGAACACGAGAATTTGATTTTTGCATTTTGCTTGCCCCTAATTAGTTAGACCTAACACTTGTTAGAAACGGGGAGAGGGTTTCCCCCCTCCCTTGTGGTTATGTGCCGATTTTATCTAGGTCGCCGCCTAACTCTTCAAAGATAACCATCAATGCGCCCTTGCATTGTGGTTAGGGTTTGCTGTTGTTATGTTCGGCTTTGTGTTCTGGTTTGTTGACCTGTTAGTTCAGTGATCGGTCGGGGCTTTGTGCCCCGATTTTTTGTTTACATTTTTTTGTAGTGATAGTAGTTGTAGTGATAGTTTTGTAGTGATAGTTTTATGATAGTTTCAAAGCGAAGGCGTAAGCGTTAGCGTCAGGCTCATGCCAAAGCGTCAGGCAAAAACATAACAATGTTAGGTTTTGCTTTGTTATTTGTATTGTTATGTAAATTGTGCAATGTTATGTGTATTGTTATGTCTAAGTCATTGATATATAAGCAATGTTATATTGTTATGTGTTTTTCAAGAGTGAGTACCGGTTTTATAGAGATCAAAAGTGATACATAGCAAGTGCAACCAATCACATAAAACAATAATAAGAATTTTGTTTTTACCTCTCTTTCTATTTTTCTATAACATTATAACAATACCCCTATTGTTATGTCTTTCAGCCTTTGTTTATGCGGGTCTCGTTTTGTTATGTAATTTCCCCAAAAACATAACATTACCCCCTATTTTTATAACAATATAACATTACAACCCTCCATTTACATAACATTACCCTTTTGCCTCACCACTTGCACCACCACTTCGCACAGCCCTCCATACTTGACAAACACATAACAATGTGGTATAATATAGGTATAGTGGAAATTTACATAACATTACCCCCAAACCTAACATTTGTTAGGAACGATAACAAAGTAGTACATAGGAGAGTGCAAATGAGCGATGAGTACAAGCAGGGCTATGAAGATGCGCTAAACACCACGATAAACATAACAAAGTATGACAAGTGTGCCGAGTACCGCAACGGATACGAAGATGCATGCAAGGACACAGCAGTACCTGATTCAAACCTAACAACTGTTAGTTTTTCTTTCTAAGGGAGTACATAATGAAAAAATTTAAAGTCACGTTCGAAGATATTTTTGATGGTGTTGAGTCCGAGGAACAAGCCTACGATATTTTGCTTGATTACCTCAACGATTGCGTAAAGCATGAGGACGTTACAGCATTTAAATTTGAAGAGGTGCGTGATGACTGAGGACAACAGGTATTTGTGCACAGGGTGCTACGGGGGGTTCGTGCCCCACGCTAGGTGGAAGTTAGGCTACAGCACATGCTTACCATGTGGTGACTTGAAAGCCAAGGAGGTAGCCGCCAAGCGGACGATTGCACCAATGAACAAGAGTAACTATATGTACATCACCGACCTTGAGCAGTTGAAACAATTGAACCCTAAGAGGACTACGTAAGTAGGCAGAGCGCACGACCTAACATTGTTAGATTAGGAGAATGATATGGATGGATTTTTTAGACGGGCAACACACGTAGGCGGCGGGGGCATCAGTTGCAAGTGCTGCATGCCGAAGTCTGGTAATAAGTATGGTGCAGCCGCCCGTACCCTCATTAAACGACAGGCAAAACGTGTACTCGCACGAACAATAGACAAACTAAACAAGGAGTAAGACATGGGTTGGGGATCAAGCTACCGCAACAGCGGCATAGTACACATAGATAGCTACGAGCAAGCGTTAAACAAGTTCGAGACAACTAAGCCCATCCGTGGGCGTGAGGTTGAGTGCCGACCACTGGGGCACAGGGATAGACCACACTTCAGCATCCAGAAGGCAGAGGATGGGAGCATTGGATGTTGTGACTACAACCCTGCACACAAGACGGTTGTGTTTAAGCCTGCCGGTGAGGTGTTGGTTTCCCCTGCATGGGTGAGTACATCGACAGCGGTGTTCATCGAAGAGGTGTTGGGAATACGTGCCAAAGTGTTCGACCATTGTGTAGTCATATCACTAGGTGATAAAGAGTATCGGCTACCCAAAGGAGGGCTAACACTCAAGCGCAATGACAACGGCGCATACGAAGCGATCAACCCTGCGCCTAGAGTTGTGCACCGCATCAAACGGCGTAAATCTAACATTGTTAGGGCTAAGTATTCAGAGTTCCGTGACTACCTGACTGGGTTTATCCGACTGCGTGGAGAGAGCAGGATTGAAGAGGACGAGTACAAGGAAGTGTTTGGCGTAACCGTACAAACCTATACTCATGGAAATAATACTCACAAGTACGAACGTATCAACACGCCTAACATGGACATGAGTAATCCTGAGAGTGTGACTGCGCTAGTCGGGTGGATGACAAGTGATGAGGCAATGGACAAGTACAAGTGCGCCCTTGCGTTGATCAAAGATTCATCAGGCTACTACAAAGTGAAGGAAGCATCAGTCCTAACATTGTTAGATAAGTTTATCCTAGCGCACCACAAGGACACGGTGTTTACTGAGATAGAGTTAGAGGCAGGCAACATCCGCAAGGACAGGTACTCATGGGCGTTCAAGTAATGCATGCCCTCCCGACTTGACAAAGCTATTATTATGTGGTACAATATAGGTATAGTAGAGAAGTGCTTGTAGCAAATGAAAATCCAAACCCCAAATCTAACACTTGTTAGATATAACTAAGTAACCAGAGAGAACATTATGGCAGAACTAAACTTCGGTAAGACAGTCACTCTCAAGCAAGCAGCCCAGTTAATTGCATCGTGCCCAGAGAATCGGTTCATGTTGCAAGGCGAGCCGGGTATAGGTAAGAGTTCAATCCTCAAAGAATTAGCCAAGCAGTTCCCCAACCACGAGGTGAGTTACATCGACGTGCCGAACATGGACTTGGGTGACATTGCCATGCCTGTGATCGACCACGACACAAAGACTACGAGGTACTACCCCAACGCTCGATTCAATATGCATATGGGTAAGCCTGTTGTGATCATGCTTGACGAGTTCACCAAGGGCGCAGAGCCGGTTAAGAACATGCTGCACCCACTACTAGAGAAGGCAAACCCACGACTAGGTGATATCCCTGTGGTGCATGGTTCGTACATCTTTATGACGGGCAACATGGCGAGCGATGGTGTTGGAGACAACATGAAAGCGCATACACGTAACCGTATTGTGCCGGTAACAGTACGTAAACCCAATGCTGATGAGTGGGTAGCATGGGCGATTGATAACGGTGTATCCCCCGAGGTGTGTGCATGGGTGCAACGGTTCCCGCATGTGTTGGCGTCTTACATGGATGGTGGGCAGGAAGGCAATCCTTTTATCTTTAACCCTAAGAAAGTACAGGCAGCATTTGTAACACCCCGTTCACTGGAGACTGCATCTAACATTGTTAGAAAACGTGATCAGTTGGACTACGAGGTGGTGATCAGCGCACTGACTGGTGCATTGGGTGAGGCAGGTGCTCGGGGGTTGGAGGCGTTCGTGACTTACGCAGATCAGTTGCCTGTGTGGGAGTCGATCATCGCTAGCCCTACCACTGCTCAAGTACCTGCAGATCCCGGAGCCTGTGCGGTGGTGGCGTTCGGTGCTATCAGCAAGGTAGGTAAGGACACGATGGACAAGTTCATGCAGTACATCGAGCGGTTCGAAGCCGAGTGGCAAGCGTGTTTCTGTATCAATATCGCTAAGTCTAACAAGCAAGCAATAGCGTTCAGTAGCAAGAAGTTCAGCGAGTGGGTAACTAAGAACCAAGACCTACTGTAAATCTAACAATGTTAGGACATTACTGCGAAAGCAGGTATATCTGGGAGTGAGAAATGGATACAACCAAGCAAGAGCGTAGGTTGAAGAAGATCAAGATCAGCATCATGCGTAACCCTAAGTTTGCATTCTGGGGCAGCATCATGATGATTGGTAAGACTTCAGTAAGTGCAACATGCCCATCCGCATACACCAACGGGCGTGACGAAGTGTACGGTGCGAAGTTCATGGATGAGTTAGACGACAAGGAGTTGGCGTTTGTTGTCCTACACGAGAACATGCACAAGGCATACCGTCACTTGTTTACATGGAAGAAGTTATGGGATATCAACAAAGGGCTGGCTAATGCAGCATGTGATTATGTAATCAACATCCAGTTGAAAGACCTTGATTCACAAGAGAAGTTCATCGCTATGCCTACGAAGGATGGCAAGGTGTATGGCTTGGTTGATGAGAAGTATCGTGGGCTGAATGCCAAGCAGGTGTTCGACATGCTACGTGAAGAAGGCAAGGGAGGAGACAACGGTGAGGGCGGCGATGGTGAGGGCGGCGATGGTGAGGGCGGCGATGGTGGGTTTGACGAACACGATTGGGAAGGCGCACAAGAATTAACCGTAGAGGAGAAGAAGCATCTTGAGCGTGAGATTGACCAAGCCGTTCGGTCAGGTGCAATGAGTGAGGGTATTGGAGGGGGTGGTGGCAATACGCCACGGGATCTGGCTGAGTTACTTGAACCCAAGGTTGACTGGCGTGAACAGTTGCGTGAGTTCGTCAAGGCTGTGTGTAACAACAAAGATTCGTCATCATGGCGTAGACCTAACCGTAGGTTTTTATCTACTGGTATATACATGCCTACGATGATTGGCGAAAAGGTTGGACATATCGTAATCGCACGAGATACATCGGGGTCAATGGGTCATAGCGAGTTGTCATCGGCGGCATCGGAGACTAAGGCTATTGCAGAAGGGGTAAGCCCTGAGCGTATCGACATGATCGACTGGGATGGTGTAGTGGAGGCGCACGAGCAGTACGAAGGTAACAATGTTAGTTTGCAAGACATCCAGAATATGCGTGGTGGTGGAGGTACAGACCCACGATGTGTAGCGGAGTATCTGAAAGAGAAGGGCATCAAGCCCGAGTGTGTGGTGATCTTAACCGATGGCTACATCAGCGATTGGGGTGACGATGAGTTGTGGCAGAACGTGCCTGTGTTGTGGGCGATTGTCGGCGGCAACAAAGTAGTTGCACCGATGGGTAAAACTATTCATGTGGAGATGTAAATGGCTAAGGTCGTAATTGAATTAGGTTGGAAGAAGTACATCGTTGATGCACAACAAGCATTGGTTGTGTCTGAGATGTTAAGCAAGGCAGAAGTGTACGAGACCAAGTACATAAAAGACGATGCGGACAAGGGTGTAACTATGCACTATATATACCCACAAGATGATCACAGGTGGGTGATGGAGATCATGCCGGATAGCATCTATCGTATGGCAAGACTAACAGGTAAACCCAAGGAAGAGTAAACCTAACAAATGTTAGGTACAACGCAGTACAACCAAGAGAGAACATTATGAGCATAGCATCGAGCGCAGTACTGGTAGAGTTAAACATCAGCGTGTGGACAGCCGCTAAGTTAGACAAGGGTGCAACCCAAGCGGTGATTAGCAACAACAACGCAGGGTCACAGTCGGGTGCGTTCCGTAAGAACTTGCTTGCGGGTACGTCACTACGCAAAGACATCAGTGACTACGCAGCAGCATCACGCCTGTACAACAACAAGGTGACATTGCCTTGGGCTGATCGTGGTGGGCGCATGCTACCCACATCGTTATTCATGGACTACAAGCAGCAGATGAACGTACGCATCGCACACTTTAATACCCTGTGTCAGAGGCTTGTGGATAACTACGACAACCTTAAACATGCGGCACAAATCTACATGGGCGACTTGTACGATGAGTCAGACTACCCAAGCGTGGATGAGGTGCAGAGTAAGTTCGGGTTCAAGCTAGTGTTTAGTCCGTTACCTGAAGCGGGCGATTTCCGCTTAGATGTACCGCAGCAGGACTTAGCAGAGATGCGTGAGCAGTACGAAGTGGACTTCAACGCACGACTCAACGATGCGATGCGTAAGCCTTGGAATGATCTGCACACGTTGCTTTCGTCGATGAGTGAAAAACTATCATCCTCCTCGCCCGATGAGAAGAAACGTTGGCACGATACGTTTGTCACGAACGCTCAGGGTATGTGTTCGCTGTTGACTAACCTCAACATCACTAAAGACCCGCAGCTTGAAGAGGCAAGACGTGCGCTAGAACTAACAATGTTAGGTGCAGACATCGAGGAGCTTAAAGATGATCAACTTGTACGTGACAACATGAAGCAGAAGATCGACGGCATCCTCGGCAAATTTAACTGGTAAGGAGAGAGTAATGACTCAAGCAACAAAAGAATACATAGAGTTAAGTCTACCGAATGTAGAAATGGTTGATACCTCAGATGCAACGATCATACACGGGGTACACCCATTTATGCATTCGTTCGTCGAAGGTCTAGCAATCAAACATCCTGAATGGAAGTTCGAAGGGCGAGATTTTAGAAACGCTCTTACACAAGGAGGTCAAGCTAAAGCCTACGTGTGGAGAAGTTTCGAAGTGTATGCCAACAAGGAAGCTCTAGGCAAAATAGGTTATGAACATTCGTATGGGCGGCGTAAGGACATGTATGTAATACGCAATCAGCGTATATTTAACACCCTTAAACGAGGATCATCGATTTCAACAAGCGACCTGAAGAAAGCCATCAAACAAGTGGATAAAGTATTTTATACACCCACAAGTAAGGAGATACTAGACCAAAATATAGAAGACGTAAAAGGGGTGGTGAACAGACTTAACACTAAAAAATCGTCCACTATACGTAATACTCAGCGCACTACGGAGGATTATATTATGGGGTACATACGCAATAACCTAAACGATGTACTACAAACCATACCCGACACGAGTGTGCAGGACAGAATAGTCGAGTATTACACACTAAAAGATGAAATTGCCATACTGGACGGCGTATATGAACTATTGCACACAACCAAGGGGCATAAGATTGTGCAACGTGGAAGTACGTACTACGAAGCAGTTGGCGAAGGAGTCAAAGAGTTGACTAATGACGACTTGCCTAGTCACATGAAGCATAAGCTAGGCATACTAAAACTTGTAGAGGATGGACAAGCGGTAAAAGATATTGGCTTTCGCCACAGCGAAGATATGTTTGTTTTATTTGGAGAGCAGTAATGGATAAAAAGCTACAGTGCAAAGTAAAGATTGGTTGCAACTACGAACCTAAGTGGTTTGAGCGTAGGCAAACGAGTGGGTGGTACTCAGGCAAAAACCCGCCACTCGATCAAGATGCAATGAGCTTACAGAGTGCGTTGCTAGGTAGCAAAATACCTACAAGAAAGAGGACTACTAGTACGCTAGTGGCGGGCGTTATTTTGTTGGCTGTATGGGTGGTAGGAATAACTTTTCCGTAAAAAGTATTTTGTGTTCTTGACATTGTTAAGAAGTTCTATATTATGTAATACCATAAAGGAAAAAAGTATGTTAGGAAAAACAGCAGGAAAAATAGCGCAGTCTATCTACGAGCGCCCTCCGATTAAAACTAAAACGATGTCGCAAATTGTGCATCGAGTGGGGGCACTAGAAGTACTTGAAACGCCAAGTCGTATAGGTGGATCGCTGCATTACCCAGATGGACGAGTAGTAAAAAACGGAAAGTAAATCTAACATTTGTTAGGTGCATGTACCAAATATAAACGTACAGCACCCCACTTCAAGGAAAAATTATGAACATCAAAACTAAATCTTTTAATAACGTATTAAACACCCTCAAAGCACTCGGCGCACAGTATGTAGTTATGAATGAAGACGGCACGATGCATGTGCATGGCGACTTAGAAGTTGCAGAGAAGAAAAACAAACGAGCAAAACTTGCGTTCCCCCACGGTACATACGCCAAATTAGTTAAAGACCAAGGCATTGAACGTATGAAAGTGGGCGATGTACTTTCGTTTGACCCCCAAGGTACACGAGCTGAGTCTGTGCGTAGCACAGCAATAGGATACGCTAACGATACGTGGGGCGCTAACTCAGTTACCACATTTCTTAATAAAGGCAAGCTTGAAGTCTTGCGTATTAAATAACTAGGAGAGTTAAATGAACGACAGAAACTTAGAGTCGCTACTACGCACACTAGAGCTTGGCGACATGATAACGCACGAAGAGATGGCTCAGGTCGCAAGGCTACTGAGAAGTTACAAGGCTGATGCCGAGCGATACAGGTGGTTAAACAAGTACACGGCACAGCTATTTATGGTGACTAACAAGCAGATGGATGAGCAGCTTGATCGAGCAATGCAAGGGGGGTGGGAATGATTTTACTTATTGAACGGGTCAAAGATTATTTTTTAGAGGTTTTGTCTTGGTTTAAAAACCCAGAACTAATACGTCCTTTAAGTGAAGAGTATACGGAAGTACCTGAATCATCAGACAACACACCAAAAGCCGAAAAATTTCCTAAGACACTCAGCGATTTGCTCGACAACATCGAGGCGACATTTGGTACATACAAGTTAAAGTTAAGCCCAAACAGTTGGCTTAGTCGTGACGAGTGCATTGGGTTTCGCAAGTTAGGGGCGCATGTGCCGCAAAGAACCCTTATACCCGCTAGTACGATATTAGCAGTAGATAAAAAGCCGTCGATGTTTTTGGTGTCGTCAGGTGCGGGGCACGATGAAAATGGTTCAATGAAATATCTGTTCGGTATTAAACACAAAAAGTTGCCGTGGCATGTGAAGAAAGTCGATGGAACGCCTTATGCGTTTGGCATGGCGCATAAATATGATAAAGAGTTGTTCTGGATTCATGGCTGGATCGTGATTACCCCAGACAACAAGGTAGTGCTGTGCGAGGAGCTACGTTACGACCCTATTCGTCTACCGAACGGGTATGGGTATATGCGTAAAAAGATGGATATTCCTGAACTGGCAGCAGGATTAAAGGAGGGAGAATTTGCCAAAGACCTAGTGGTAAAAATGTCGTTCACCGCTGCGTTTAACTGGTGGGTTGGTCGGGCTGAACGGTGGAGTGTGGCAGTCCTATTAAACGGTGAAAGGTTGACATTTAGTGTACCCAAGGAAGATACCAAGAAGTACTTCGCTAACCGTGACAAGAGTGTGAAGACCGCAACGGGTAAAGCTAAGAAGATTGTGCATTATGTGCAGGAACATGATCGAGCGATTAACGGTAAGTCAGTAAAGGTAAAGGAGCATATTCGTGGGTTGAGTGTGTTCGATTGGAATGGATACAAATGCGTTGTGACTGCGCCAGAATTTCAAAACGCTACCACTATTGTGTTTGATATAGCACCAACCTTAGAAGGAGTTGATGTGGAACAATTTCCGAAGGGGTATATAGGCATGAGTAAGGTAGGTCATTTGTTAGCACAGCGAGAAGACGCCGATGCATTAAAACGACACACAGCTTAGGAGAGAGAAATGAACGAACGAATCACAAAACTTGCTAGACAAGCGGGGTTCAACGATTTTCCTGACGATAAAAATGGAATCTGGATAACAGACGGGTATTGGGATGAACAACTTGAACGCTTTGCAGAGTTAGTGCGCCAAGATGAGCGTGAGTACGAGATACACAGCAAAGACCCTGTATACCGAATCATCAGGGCTTGCGGAATGTCTACGGCAAACTCAGACATCAATGTCTTTGCGTTAGAGAAAATTATTGCGGACATAAAAGCAGAAGAGCGTGAAGCGTGTGCGAAGTTGTGTGAGGATTTGTTTAATTCTGATGGAGACTGGTGTGCTAAATCAATTAGAGGGAGAACAGAATGAGCAACTGCCCTAACTGCGAGCATCACAAAGAAACCGCCCGACTGTGGCGCCAAGCAGCACACAAAGAATGGGTCGGGCTGACGGATGAAGAAATTCAAGAGATCAGAATAAAAACATTTGACGCCGTTGCAACCAACTTAGAGGCTTATCGCGCCATTGAAACCAAACTCAAGGAGAAGAACGGTAGATAGCAAAAAAGCAACAGTTAGGGAAAACACCTAGTAAATAATCTGCACAATCGTTAATATTGTGTTAATATTTAATCACTGACAAAGCAGTCAGGAACAACTGGGAGAGATGAGATGAAATCATTTGAAAACGCTATGAAAGATTTTTCTAAAGTTGAACACGTTACTTATTTTGAACCAAGCGAACATACAGAAATTTCTAATTTGTGTTTTTTGTGTTTGCATGAACTTGATTTACACGCAGAGGGCGAATACTGGCATCCTCTTGCATTGCGTAAAAAATTATTGGCATTTTGCAAAAAATGGGGACACGGATACTACAGCGATGAAGCACAACAGCAATTTAACATTGGCAAAACACTAAGAAAGTGTGACGCATACATTGATTAAACAATCGGGGGCGCAAGCCCCTATCAGGAGATCAAAATGAAATATCAAATTGAATGTATCTTAAATGGCAAGGTACTTAAATTTCGTCCTACAGATTGGCTATCATTTGAAAGCGATTTGTTAAGTATTGATCGCAGCGATTCGGCAAATGAATACAAAATTATAGTTAGTGGTCAGACCGTTAGCATTGAGCAAGCATTAGACGTAGTAAAGCAAGAGCGCACAGTTTTTGAAGAAAAACGTGCAGCAACAAAAAAGCAAGTATGGATGCGTACAGGCGGAGTAACTAACGCACGATCGAACTTTCGCCAAGTCTGGGTAAAAAAATAAACCAACACAGGGGCGCAAGCCCCCACTGGGAGAGATCATGAACGAATACAACGGACAAGAGCAGTGGGGTGTTTGTGTAGAGAGCGCCGACGATGTGATGAACATCTTGGAGCACCGTGGGATTGATGATAACGGGCTGACATGGCTTGACTGGCACAACCGCTTGGAGCGAGGCGACGCCTTGCATAACATCGTACAGATTCTGGTCAAGAATCGCCGTGATCCAAAGTACGCTGAGTTGATCAGCGAGATCGAGGCTGAGATCGAGGGATGGCTATGATGGAATACAGGTTCTGGGATGAGGTTCTGGCAGGTGTATCTTTCGTTCTGCTGTTTGTTTTCCTTGCGTTTCTGTAATGGAGCCAAAAATGACACCGTTTGATAAAAAGAAAGCCGCTGAGTATTTTGTTGTGGCGTGGGTAAAAAACTGGCGTGTTCAGACATATCTTTCCGCTATCAACGCGGCAGATATTCAATACAAGGATGTTCACGATCAGTATCCTTGGATGCCAGTCAATTTGCATTTTTACTTTAAAAACCAGTACATTCGTGCATGGACTAACATGGCGATGAGGGTAATAAATGATAAGCTCTGGGACAACGATGACAACAAAAAGCGTTTGTCATTTGCCCCAATGATTGAGCGCTGGAACGCAGATAAAGTTGGGCAAACTGAATCTCATAAACAAGATGCCTATGAGCGCAAGAAATTTTTAATGCAAAACAAAAAAACCAAGTTAGGGTATGCCGCCTCAGTCGAAACTATGCGCCGAGGGAGTGGACACCATTGGAATGTCTGTAAGTGATTAATCGGTCAGGTTACACTCTCCTTCCTGACGCTGGATAAACGTAACCAGCACTTACACGCATGGGCATACTGTGCTCATCCGTGTGGGTAACAGGGGTTAGCGCCCTGTGGCATGGAACCATGAGTACCTTGGCAGGCACTCGCACTCTTCGCCGCTCTTTAATTGAACACTGCTTTATGTGAGCCCACACCAACACGCATGGGGATTGAGTCCTTTTCCGGCGGATTACAGGTGCTCAAAGCTCCTTATCAATCCCCATCCGTGTTGGTATGTGTTGATACTTGTTGACACAATAAAAAAGTAGTATATAATTTGCTTATATTGTCGGACATGGAAAGCCGATGAGATGAGACCGCTTTATTCAATGTCCCGCCCCGTCAGGGGTTCAGCCCCACAAAGGCTGCTTTCCAATCGGGGCATTGACTAAAGCGGTTTTTTTATTCTCCCGTCATACATGATGATTTTAGGCTGAATACGCATCGGGTCATGTAGATGGAAGTGGCGAACTAAGCGAAAGCGCCAACCGTGGGAGTTGAGAGCGGTCACAGGTAGCACCACGCAATGGGTGCAGCTCCGTCAGGTCAATCTGGCGGGAGAGCTGAATCCAGAGCACCTTGTGATGACAAGCTCGGTCAGAGCGGTATCGGGTTCCCGCACATTAGGGGGCGATAGTCTGATCAGTTGTGCTGGAATAATGAGCGATAAGCACAGCCCGTTGCGATAGTCACTGGATACCTCAGTACGCACGGAACACCTCGGGGGCGGCTACGGCTACCCTTGGGGGAGTTTTGCCCGAAGACTCCGTACTGTTTCCTAGTCCGCATAATCATGAAGGATATAAGATGAAAGCCTCTCACCTCAGCGAGTTAGTCAGTAACCTCAAGCCCTGCCCCTTCTGCGGTGGGCAAGCTGCCTTAGAGCCAGCAAAAAAGATCCACTGGCGGGTACGCTGTAAGGACTTCCACTGTGGGGGTACACACTTAGTTCAGTCTGAGGCTGACGAAGCCTGTGAGGTGTGGAACAAGAGGGGGGAGCCGACATGTCAATACGCCGCTACAATTCCACCATCACAATGCCTTGAGAGAAAGCATGATGGCTGGGAACACAGGAAGACCTACGAAGTACACAGAAGCGCTAGTGGATGAGATATGCACGAGGGTATCTAACGGCACTCCTCTGCGTGAGATATGCAGGGAGGAGGGCAAGCCAACATGGTCAACATTTTATGATTGGCTCAGAAAGGACAAAGAACTTTCCGCACGCTTCGCGCAAGCAAGGGAGCTTGGCACTGACGCAATCGCTGAGGATTTGCTTGGGGAACTGTATGAAGAGCCTGAGCGTATCCTGTCTGAAGGTGGGAATAGAATCGATCAGGGTTATGTCAGTCTGGTCAAGGCACGCGCCGATATCAAGCTCAAGCTGCTGGCTAAATGGAACCCACGCAGATATGGCGACCGTCAGATACTGGCTGGCGACAAGGATGCGCCGCTTGAGTTTAAGCACTCTGGCACGCTAGATGAGGTCATCTTGAACTTTGAGCGCAAGCGCCAGCTCCAGAATGAGTCAGAAGAAATCTAAGGGTGGTCCTCAGGACTACCCTGACACTCTTGAGATAATTAAGAGTGATGAGTTCCGCAAGGAGTATGACTCCGCCCCCATCGAGCAGAGGATTGCTTTTGACTGGCGTCTGAAGTGGCTGTCGGCTGCGCATAAGCACCAGATACTCCCGTCGGGCGACTGGTGGTCGATCTGGCTGTTACTGGCTGGTCGTGGCGCTGGCAAGACAAGGGTGGCGGCTGAGCAGATTGGCTGGTGGGCGTGGACGACGCCTAATAGTAGGTGGCTGGTCTCCGCCCCCACATCGGCTGATGTTCGCTCAACATGCTTTGAGGGTGACTCAGGACTACTGAGCGTGATCCCGCGGGAGCTGATCAAGGACTACAACAAGAGTTACCACGAGATCAAGCTGACCAATGGCTCGCTGATTAAGGGCGTCCCTAGCTCTGAGCCAGAGCGTTTCCGTGGCGGACAGTACCACGGGGCATGGCTCGATGAGTTAGCGGCGTGGGAGTACCTTAGAGAGGCGTGGGACATGATCATGTTCTCCGTGCGTCTGGGCGAACACACAAGGATACTGGCGACCACGACCCCTAAGCCCAAAGAGCTGATCATGGAGCTGATCGGGCGTGATGGTGACAATGTGGTGGTGACCACCGCCTCGACATACGACAACATCGATAACCTAGCGCCATCATTCAGGGAGCAGATTCTCAGCTATGAAGGGACGAAAATTGGTCGGCAAGAAATTTACGCTGAGATCATCGATCCAGAGGAAGGGGGCATTATCAATCGTGACTGGTTCCGCCTCTGGCCCGCGGAGCGGGAGTTCCCTCAGTTTGAGTACGTCCTACAGAGCTATGACACTGCGTACACCGAGCGTACGACTGTTGATCCGACTGCGTGCTCGGTCTGGGGGATATTCAAGCCGCTAGATCGTCCGTTGTGTGCGATGCTTCTGGACTGCTGGAGCGAACACCTCGCCTACCCTGACCTCAAGCCCAAGTTGCTGGATGACTATACCGCGGTGTACGGTGAGCCGGGCAAGCGGGTCGATCTCGTGCTGATCGAGGAGAAGGCGAGCGGTCAGTCACTCATTCAGGACTTAGGGCGTGCGCATGTTCAGGTGCGTGGCTACAACCCCGGCAAGCTCGACAAGGTGCAGAGGGTTCACCTAATCTCCAACATCATCACAGCGGGACGGGTGTACCTGCCTGAGTCCACGAAGAAGAAGGGCTATGTGAGAGACTGGGCTGAGCCGTTCGTGCAACAGGTGTGTGCATTCCCTGAGACGAGCCACGACGACTATGTCGATACCATGAGCCAAGCCCTACGATACTTGAGGGACGCTGGCTTCCTTGATATTGACCCAGAACCTCATTACGACGATAATGATTATGTTGACGATACCCGCATCAAGCGGGTGAACCCATATGCGGCGTGATCATGGCAAAACCACCTAAAGTCAAGACGACAGGCGCATTACCAACTACTGGTGGCTCCAAAGGCACAAGCCTTGACATTGCCATGTCGAAGTATCGCAACAATGAGCGGCTCGGATAAGCTGGGTCAGTTGGGGTTGGAGGGTCCGCCGATGGTGAACAGTTACGACATCCCTGTAGAGAAGCTCCTGCGGATGGATGAGACGCCATACACGGCTGAGCAAGTCAATCTGATGGGTCGGTACTGGAACCGCTTGCCTGCGGACACAGGCATGACTGGCGAGGAGATATACGACCTCCTGTCAGCAAACAAGCAGCCGATGGATCGCCTGATGCCCGGCATCACTGAGGCTGGCGGGTTCTGGGGCTACCAGCGCCCAGCGACAGGCACAGGCGGACGAGACGAGTGGTTCAAGATCACCAAGCCTGAGAGCTTAGAGGTCGTCAAGAAGCATGGCGGCGCAGTCCACCCATCCCCAGAAGAGATGCGTATTGAGATGATGGAGCGCGGTTATGGCAGGAATTAAAGCACCCAAGGTCAAGACTCCAGCTCAGATGAAGGCGGAGATGGCGGTCGGTCGTGCGCAGGGCGTGCTGCCTAAGGCAGAGCGTGATATCAACTTGGGGAACATGCTTAGGGAGAGTACGGTCAAAGATCGGCTGTATCATGGAACTAGTTCTGATTTTAGTGAGTTCAAATATGACCCGCAATCATTGGGAATATGGATGGCAAAAAATCCAGAATTTGCTTCTATTTATTCACACTACAAAGTAAGCAATGGTAACAATCCGAATGTTATGCCGTTGTATTCTTCATTAAAAAATCCAGCAACATCAGCACAATTTTATAAAGCCAAAGAACTAGCGGAATCAGAGCCAAACATATCTAAGGAATTAATAAATCAAAGAAGTAGAGAAATTTTACAAGAGCAAGGATTTGACGGAGTTGATATGGGTGATGCATATGTTGCATTTGATCCCTCCAAGGTCAAGTCCGCCATCGGAAACCAAGGAACATATGATCTGTCAGAGCCTGACATCACGAAGGCGCATGGCGGTGCTGTCCACATGGCTGGCGGTGGGATGAAGCCGAAGCTGCCACAGGTCACATTACCAGCAGCACAGCGCTCAGCTAACTTAGCACAGTATATGCAAGGTGCTGCCATCCCTGATCGCCTATACCACGCAACAACTGCGACACAAGGTGGAAAGGGTGAAGAGGCTTTGCGCAACCTTAAGCCAAGTAAAGAGGGGGCGCTTGGTTCTGGCATTTATATGCACCCAAGCCCAGAATATGTTGGTCAATACGCATCAGGCGAAGGCGGAAACATATTGCCCTTGTACACTAATATGAAAAACCCGCTGTACATTACAGGCGAGCATCGTGACCCGATGAAGGAAGCGCTGATAAAACTTGGCGTTGATGCTGAAAAGGTTGATGCAATGGTTGATCGCGCTTACGAGACCAAAGGATACATCGGCATAACATTCGGATTGTTAC